CAACCCTATCCCCTAGTTACTAATCCATACTAGTTACTTTTATATACTGCATATAAAACCTGGTGAGCATACATTAAATTAATTGTCAACATATTTATTAATTATTTTCTAGATGTTGTATTTATGCATAATTATATATAAATATTTATTGACAATATGAAAGTAAATTCATTAATATTAAAAGCATGGAAACAAAATTTAATTTTTAACAAAAGGAATAATAAAATGGAAAATGAAAAAACTTACACAAAAGAACAAGTAATAAACATTTTAAAATTATCAGAAAAAAAATTAGTTTTTATTGTTAAAAACCAATATGGGAACATTAGATATTTTCCTGATAATTATGAGGCTAAACAATTTATTAGTTTGTTTAGAAATAATGTTAAATGTTTAACTGAAACCGAATTTAAAAAACTAACAAATAATTTAATATTTGGTTTTTCAGTTGATTTAAAACTTAAAGATGGAAAAGGTAACACCTACAAAACAATTAATTTTTAACAAAAGGAATAATTAAAATGAAAACATATACACTTACTACACAACAAGTATCCCAAAATAAAATTTTACAATCTTTGATTGAGGATATTTTTAACCCTGACAATAAATCATCAGATTATAAAAAATGTTGGAATCCTAAAGATTTTAATTTGTTATCTCAGTTAAACCCACATACCAAAAATGTCTACAAGGGTTCAAATGCATTATTACTTTCATATGTTCAGGCTAAAAATAATTATAAGTCTAACTTGTGGCTAACCGAAAACAATATGATTACTTTGTTTGGTGAAAATGCATACAAAGTTATAAAGGGAAACAAGTATTCAAACATTTTCCATTTCTCTATGAAACAATACGAAAAGAAAAAAGACAATAAACCAATTTTAGATAAGGATGGAAATCCCACATTTGGATTGATACCTAAATATAAATATTACAATGTCATGAATCTATCGCAATTGGTAGGAAAAGTTAAGGATGTAGATAAAATTATTAATGACCTTGAAGATAAATATAAACCAAAAAAAGTAGAAAAAACCATCCCATTGTCAGAGTTAGAGAATGCCATGATAAAAGGTATTAATTTAAAAAATGGTATGCATTTGGTGCAAAGAGATAGGGCATGTTATTACCCCAATTTCGATTCTATTGATATGCCTATCAAGGAATCATTTGACAGTCAAGAACATTTTTTATCTACACTAGGTCATGAAATTGGACATGCAACAGGGCATGAGTCTAGATTAAATAGAAAATTAAATAACTCTTTTAGTACAAATTCATATGCTTATGAGGAATTAGTAGCTGAGTTTACTAGTAGCTTATTAGATGCTTACTATGGCAACAAATGCAAGTTAGTGTCTAAAAATCATGTATGTTATTTAAAAAGTTGGTATGAAAGTTTAAAAAAGAATCCAACAAAACTATTTAAAGCATGTTCTGATGCTGAAAAAGCATTTGAATATATACGAGTTGCTACTGACAACGTATTAGAAAAAAATAAATTAAAGGTAGCATAATCAAATTATAATTTAAAAACTAAGGGGTACAAAATGCAATTATTAACAAAAGATTCAAACGCAAAAATTAAAAAGACTAATAAATTAACTCAAGCTATTTATGAGTTTTACAACTTAACCTTAACCTCTAGAATTATTACAAAAAAAGATGGTTCAACTTTCGATCCTTGTCCAAATGCTAATTTATTCGGTTGTCGTGAAGATTGTCTGAGAGAATCAGGAAGAGGCATTTTCTCCAATGTTAGAGATGCGAGAACTAAAAAATTAGAATTGTTTGTAAACGACCAAGCTACATTCATGAAAATGTTGAGTAATGAATGCTTAAAGATTGTTAAAAACAGGGTTATCAAGTTAAAAAAGAAAGTAAGAATTAGACTTAATACAATTTCAGACATTGATTATCTGTCAATACTTTGTGTAAGGGATGGTATAACCTACAAAAATATCTTTATGGCATATCCTGAATTAAATTTCTATGATTACACTAAGATTGCTAGTAGATTCGGTAAGAAACTACCTAGTAACTATCATCTCACAATGTCAGATAGTCGAGAACCCAAAGCCCAAAAACAGATTGATTATGCTTTGAAACGTGGAGGTAATGTTGCAACTGTGTTTTTTGTGAAAAAGGGAGAACCCTTGCCCACAATACATCGAGGAAGAAAAGTTATTGATGGAGATATTGACGATAATAGAATCGAAGATGATAAAAATATTGTTGTAGGTTTACGTCTAAAAGGGAATGAGGCTATTAAAAATATTGACAGAAGTAACTTTGTATATACACAAGCAATTTAATATACCTAGTGCTGTTTGTAGTGTTACTAATTAATTTTAATATAGGGAGATTTAAAAATGATTTTATATATGACAACTGCAATACGAGGACACTTTGAATTTTTTACAAATAAAAAAGATGCTCTTGCTCACAAAAAGTATTTAGAAAATTTATATAGTGAGAGTGGTAAAGAATACTTTGTTGAAAAAATAACTTTAAAAAATAAAAATGAGTGGCTTAATTTTTTAAATAATTTATCTTGTGGTGTGGATGAAGCTTGGGATATGTTTGACTTATCATTATTGGAAAAAGAAAAATTAGATCTAGAATTTGAAAGAAAATGTAGGGAGGGGTTGTAAAAAAGATACAAAGAAATAAAAAAATATTGTGTATTAAATGTACTTACACTACACTAAGTATATAAAGTAATTAACAATTAGTAGAAGGGTAACTACTAGACCTAGTAAGACATTAGCAACATATCAATTGTCTTGGTAAAACAAATAGCCCACAGATTTTTTTTTAACTATAGGAGATTTATAAATGAAACTTAGAGCATTGTTAAAATTTGATAAAAATGCACACTTGACAACAGACAAAGGTAGGTTAGTCAAGCAAATGATAAACAGAGAGAGACAGTTAAATATGGTTAGAGTTTCTGAGTCCACAGGACAAGCTACAAAACTAGCAGACACAGATATACAACATCTAATAAACATAGTTGCTAGACTTGACAACACAGGTATATTTACAGATGCAAATAAGGACAATTCAAAATGAAAATTATCCCATTTAATATACTACCCAAAGACATTAGAATCCTTGTTGCTTGTGAGGAATCAGGAACACTCAGAGATGCATTCATAAGACTAGGATATATGAACACCTACTCTTGTGACATCAAACCTAACCCACATAAGAATCACATACAAGGGGATATCACAAAAATATTAGATCAACATTGGGATATGATGATTGCTTTTCCCCCTTGTACATACCTTGCTCTAAGTGGTAACAGATGGTTATATAACAAGGACAAGACAAAGAATATAGATAGATGGAATAAGAGAGGGAAAGCCTTAGACTTTGTTAGACTCTTGATGAATGCACCCATTCACAGAATAGCAATAGAGAATCCTATGTCAGTTATCTCAAGTCAGATAAGAAAGCCTGATCAGATAATACAGCCTTGGCAGTTTGGACACAAGGCACAAAAGACTACATGTTTATGGTTAAAAAACTTACCCTTACTAAAGCCTACAAAGGTAGTAGACAAAGGGGAGTTTGTGACTATGGGTAATGGTAGCAAGATGCCGAAGTGGTACTCAGAGTTGTGGAAACTCACACCAAAAGAGAGGGCAGAACAAAGAAGTAAAACATTTAAAGGTATTGCCAATGCTATGGCAGACCAATGGACTAGACTTATTTTAACTTGAGGAGAATGACATTGAAAACAAACGACAAGAAAGTTGTTTCTGTCACTAACTATGATGACTTTGAAATTGTAATTTATAGTTACGACAAGCCAAAAAGAATTCTTACCAATGGAATTGAATACGATTGGGATAAGAAAGACGTTTGTAAAATCACAGGCACTGAAGGTTTGAACGCAACGCCGTTGGAATATATGGCAATCGTTCTTGATAAAAAATCAGGGACTAGATTAGTTGACTCAAATGGAGAAACAACTGAGGACACTTTGGACAGTTTCTGTTACAGACACGCCGATTTAATTGGCGAGTTAACTAGAATGGCAATTGAACTTGCTGACCTTTACAAAAAAAACACAAAAGACAATGTTAAGTTTTCATGGTGTGACCTATAAAAAAAAGAGAGGGTAATTAATATGGCTAGTTTTATTGTCACAGTTAGAGAATATAGAGAGAAAGTTTTTGAAGTGTCGAATGTTTCTGACGAGGATGAAGCTGTTGAAGCTGTAATGATTGATAGAGAGGGGACATTGAGTAGTAGTGTATGCCTTACAGAAAATTCTTATTTGGATTCGGAAGTTATCGACATTGAAAAACATTAGAAAAGAGAGAGGCGTTTATATGAAAGCTATTAAAGTAAAGTGCAGTAAATTTGTGAGTACTGATGGATATTATGAAATATATCCTTACGATTCTGATAAAAAAGTTTTTAACTTACGCAGAAATTATCCTAAAAGTTTAGTTGGAAGTACTTATGTGGAAATTAAATCAATAGGTTTCAAATGGGTTTATTGGAGAAATAAATGTAGTAAACCTACCTACACTAAACTACTGAGATCTGAGTGGGATACTTACAAGGGCAAGGTAGAGTTAACTACCAAAGATAAATTACATTTAATTAAGTTACAAAAAAGGAGAACGATTTGAAAACTACACATAAACTTTATATAACATTTTTACTCAGCCCTATGTTAATGGCAATGGGACTGACAGGTTTACACATACTATTGATGCCTTACTTTACTTATTGGGACATAGACTTAGCCTTGCTAGGTACTGTCTTTACTTCAGTTTTAGTCGGAGTAATACTGACATTGGGTATTGGGGTATTGATATATCAATTTACAATCACATATAAAAGCAAAGGAGAATCAGAATGAACATACCACAACCAATATTAATTAATATGCCTATTATTGCAGACACGAAACAAGTTGATTGGTTTATGATAAAGTTTTCGCATCATGTAAACTCTGAAAGCTACTCACATCTACAAGTTGTTAAACATGAAGAGGGTTGTCAGACACATTTAAACGTGATCTTACTTGAAAAAGAAAAGATGAAACAACTATATGCCTTAAAAAATATACCCAATGATTATGATGGTTGGGATTTTATTAGAAAAGTTAAGAAGTATTTAAACAAAGAGGACTACACTTTCAAAGTCAGAGGACAGAAGTTGATGGATGGTTTTAAATCTACTGATCTTGATTGTCGGTACAGTTACCCCATAGAAAAGAGTAAATTGTTAAGGGCATACTTTCACAATAAGAAACCCCAACCTAAACCTAAACCCAAGCCTGAACCTACTTACATTTTTGATGCACACGTTACGTCAAAGATTGTGAGGACTGACAGTTACTTAGGACTGACTGCTAAGTCAGAGGCAGAGGCAAAATCATTGGTTGAATCAGGTTTACTTATACCTGATGACACACGTTATCCTGACTGCGAGGTAGAAATAAAGTATGGAGTTATAAAAAACTACGAAACAGGTAAGACTTTAAGTTGGGAGAATTGAAATGAATAATATTTTATGGTGTTTGATTGCTTTAATATTTAATCCCTTTACAATTGGAGTGACACTATATTTGAATGGACTTCTATGAATCAACCTAGACTTTACTGCAAAACCTGTAATGAATTTAAACAACTGAAGTATGGTGGTGGTAGGACTAGTACAGGTTGGGTATGTAAGTCTTGTTATAAAAAACTACAAGAGAAAGTGAGGCAACAAAATGACAGAGAGAGTTGATGAAGGCATGATAAAAACTACTGTAAATGGTGTGGTATACACAGTATTTTATCAAGACAATCACTACAAAATTAAATCGAGTAATGCTACCAATGAAGTTGTAGTATTCAAGAAAGCAGCAGAGGTCTTAGAGTTTTTAGACAAACCATATACATTAGGAGATAGAAATGCCAACACCTAAAAAAGAAGTAGATGACTTTACTATCAGCAGAAACAGTCGAGAAGACTTACTAAAATATTATTCTCAAAATTCACCTCATATAATTTTAGATAAGATAAATGAGTTACTCGCATTGAAGTCTGTACCCACACATTTTAATGATGATCAATATGAGTTGATGTCGAACTTAGTTGACACATTTGTTTTGAAAGCATTGGATATTGCTATCAGGGATATTAAGATAGACATACAAGAAATCGAGAATGCAGAGTTGTGGAGAAAACTTGAGGAGAATAACTAAGTGAAATTGCAAAACGCAAACAAGAATCACAAAGACCCAACATTTATGAGGGTACAACTTATTAAACCCACCTATCCTAAAGAGGATATAGCATGGTGTCTTGAAGAGGTTCTTAATTACTATGGTATCTCAAATCAAATGCACTCAAGTGATGGAACATTGGTAATTGAAATATCTAAATTGGAGTAACAAATGACAAACGTATTATCTTTTATTTTAGGTGGTCTATTAATTTTCTTTTTCATAGATATAAATACCAAAGAAATAAAAAATGTATGGCAACATGCCTACCAAGTAGGCAGAGATGATGGAGAAACATTAGCTAGATCACAATATGAATTGACACATGAGCAGTTGGAAGCTAAGTGTATGTTCTTTTATGCAACCCCTGAATATGAGAGGAAGTAAAATGGATTTAAAACAAATATTTTTTGATATTTTTAAACAACACGTTGAACAAATTAAAACTTTTGATTCACCTGGAATCCAGGAGGGCAAAGGATCTTCGAGAAGACGTAGGTTAAAACCATCGACTAAGAAAAAAAAAGTTGACAGGTCTTAAATTTGTGTACTAAACTTGTAACAGTTAAATAATAGAAAGGTAGGTTAGCAACGGCACAGATTTTGTTTTAGGAAACTAAGACTATAAGTAGTATCAAAGTATTAATTCTGAAGTACATTTGTAAAAGTGTACTTTGGTATTAAAATTTTGATTGCTTGTACTGACAATACTTAGGGTACGAGAGATGCACGAAAACATTTGAAAGGCTAGGGGGCATTAAGATAATTCTTTTTAGTGTCTAGAGTACAAGTGATCATACTAATTTTTTTTTTATAATTGTGTGGAGTCTAAACATGACCATAAGAAATCCTATTGTTAGGGATCAAATAAAAAATCCCAATCGATCTCGTAAGATACATGGAGATAAATTTAAAAACATACTACAAAAAATTAAAGAGAAAGAGGGGAGAGAAGATGTCAAGACCACCATCAACAGCTACTAAACTCGTCAGAGATTTTGTTAAAAATAATTTGGATAATAAAGAGGGTTGGACTGCTATAAGTCTGTCGAAAAAGTTGAATGTTTCACCTAATGCCACTCGTTATGTCTTACAAATTCTTTCGGATGAGGGAGTGTTAGTAGATATTACAGTACCGAACAGGGGACAAAGAAAGTCAAAAACTATTTATTACATCCGAAAACATTATGAAAAAAAACAACCCAAAAATTGGGGGTTGAAAGATGAGGTGGACGTACATAATATTTTTGCAGATGTTAAGAGAACATCACATTGTGGGGGTAGAGGATAATGATTGATGAATACTTTTATGAAACACTACCTTATCTAGTAGACCTCAAGAAGAAAGAAGACAAACAAAGTAATAATTACTGTGTAGTTTACAAAACCTATTGCCCTTATATGCGACAAGAGTTAGTTGCAACTAGACATTTTCTTGAGCAAAAAGAAGCAGAGGATTATTATAAAAGACAAATACGATTAGGGAGGAAGAAGAGATGAGATTTTTTATGTGGAGTTTGTTGTTTTACTTTGCAACATTAATACTACCTTTTCTTTTATAGGAGATTAATTATGAGTAAAGTATTAAGGGGGTTTGATTTGTTAGCATATATGTTTGTTCGAGCAAATGCTAAAGATTGGACAGAGGCTCTGTCATTTACACCTAATAGAAAATTGGTAATGGAAGAGTTACGAAAAGACTTACCTGCATTAGATAAATTAATTCCTAACGATCAAGAGTTTTTAAATTACTTAAATGCAGCTATACCTAAAAGTTTAATACTTGCAATACACAAAGAGGTAGAGGGTCAAGACACTAAGTATGACTACAAACTTATTAAAAACATCATACATAACATGTTAAAGGGGGGTAAACAATGAGTCATAGAGCTAATCAAGAGCTTTTTGAGCATTACTATGAAAACTATTATCAAGATTGGAAGTATGCTAATTGGATAACAATTATGTCGATGGATCATAATCAGATACTTAGATTTTTTTTAGATTCTTTATGGGAAACAACAGAATGATTGTTAAATTTAAATACAACAGAGATCAATCAAGAAGATGCGAGATACATCAAGATAAGAATAACACTTATAAGATTTATTTTTACACAGGTAATACAACAGAGCCTGACAGTTGTGTACCGAGAATAGCATACGGAAAAAGATATGCAGATCGAATGGTTAATTATCATTTATGTAAAGGGACAGACTAATGGCAAGGAAAAAACTATCTACAGTAAGGGTGCTAGTTGAAGAGTACATTGCATCCTTATCTTATGAAAAATTGTCGGACAATACTCGAAGAGATTACAACTACTTTATATCTATTTGTTGTGATGCTAATCCACATGGCACAGATTTATATGATCACAAAGTAAAAACTTTAACTACACCCATAGTGCAAAAAGCCTACAACGAATGGGCTAAAAATCGTGGTGTACCTACAGCTAATCACACTAGATCTGTTATGTCTAGGGTATTTAACTATGGAATTAAAGTAGGTTTGTGTATGCATAATCCATTCACACACATTGAGAAGCTGCCTCATAGAGTTAGACAAGAGGTATGGACACAAGAGCAGATTAAACAATTCCTGGATACTGCATATTCTAAATTTGAGTGGCGATCAGTTGGACTGATAGTACACATGGCATACACATGGTGTCAGAGATTGGGTGATATGACTAATTTAAAATGGGAGAATTATTCTTTTGACGATCAAGTGTTAAAACTAGAACAGTCTAAACGTAGAGCAAAGGTTGAGTTACCTACACCTGATTCATTACACAAGATATTAGTGCAGCAACATGAGGACGTAGGTTTTCAACCTTACATAGCACCTCGAATAGCATACGGCAAAATCCAGGAGAAGCCTTATGAGAAAGTTATACTAGGCACTTTAGCTAGAAACATTCGTAGTAAGGCAGGACTGCCTGACAGTTTGTGGATTATGGATATGAGAAGAACAGGCACTACCGAGATGGTTGAGGCTAGTGTACCCTTACCACAGATCATGTCAGTTACAGGCCATGCTAATGCTCAGTCTTTAAAACCTTATATGAAGAACACCTTGACAAGTAGCACAGAAGCCTTTAAACTCCGTACTGCAACAGGCAAAGGTGATATACTGTGAACGTACTTAGGTATGTAGAGGACTTAGACTTATCTGACGGACAGAAATTCCGGGGTAAATGTCCTGAGTGTAATAGGTCTAACACCTTTACTGCAACCAACAATATGGGAAAGCTGATATGGAATTGCTATGCTAATAGTTGTTCTCTGTCAGGTGCTAAAACCATACTTATGTCAGCCGAGGAAATAAGAAAAAGAATGCAAGATTTTAAAATAGAAAAGTCGGACGATCTAAACAGAATTAACATTGATATTTTTTCTTTACCTGATCATGTCAGACCCCTGTTAAATTATGATTATGAACATGTTAATGATTGCAATGTTACTTACAATCCGTATGCAGTTGTGACTGAATTTTGTGAGAGGTATGGACTGTGGGCAAAGGATCTTAATTTACACTATGACGTTAAAGAGAGTAGGATTGTTTTTCCTGTAGAAGATAACGGCAAGTTAGTAGATGCTGTTGGCAGAGCAGTAGATGATAATGTCATTCCTAAATGGAAAAGGTATGGTAATTATGCAGAGGGTTTTGTTCGAGGGCAACACAAGCTAGGTATAGTTGTAGAGGATGTTGTGAGTGCCTGTGTTATAGAAACTCTTGGTGCTACAGGTGTAGCCATACTAGGTACTTCCATGAACATACATCACATACAAGCACTTAAACACTTTAAAAGGGTTATAGTTGCTCTTGATCCTGATGCAGCTAAGAAAACAATTGAGTACACAAAAATATTAAAATCACATGGAGTGAAAGTATTAGCTTTGAAATTAACAGATGATATTAAGTACAGAAAATTAGCAGACGTTACATTTATAAAAAATACAATAGAGGCATTTAATGGAACATTCACTAATAAAGAGTTTACTAAGTAAAGATTTTTATGATTCATTAAAAGGGAGATGTTCAAACAATTTATTCACAAAAGATATTAAAAAAATTAAACAGGTTATAGATGATGCTATGGATAGTTATCAACGTGACCTAGAGTTAGAAGAAGTCAAAGGTTTATTCTTTACATCACATCCCACATTAACAACATCTCAGAAGCAACAATTTAATTTATTTTTTAAGCAAATAGAAACTGCAACTGCCATAGGTGTAGACGTTGCAGATGATTTACTTTCTAGTCTTAATAGACAGTATGTCGGAGAGTTGGTAGCCAATCTCGGTTTTCAATATGTCAATGGGGATGTCACTACACTTGAGCCACTAAAAGATATTTTAGAAAACCATCAAGATAATTTTATACCTAGAATAAAAACAGATTTTATTGACAACACTATTGAGGGATTGATAGCTAGTGCAAGTAGTAATACTAGATGGCAGTTTAACATTCCCTCTTTGTTTCAAGGTGTGAATGGATTAGACAATGGAATGCTGTTTGTCATAGGTGCTAGATCAAATGTAGGTAAGTCTAGTTTCCATGCAACCCTTTGTGCTAGTCCTAATGGTTGGGCTAAACAAGGTGCTAGGATTCTTATTTTATGCAATGAGGAAAAGCCTGAGAGAATTGCAGCTAGATACATGACTGCTTGCACAGGCATGACCATGAATCAAATTGTAAAAGATAAGACAGAGGCACATAGACTTTATGACCCCATAAAAGATAAATTAAAATTCCTAGATGCTACAGGAAAAACTATGTCTTGGGCAGAGGCAGTTATAAAAAGCTACTCGCCTGACATAGTTGTCATGGACATTGGTAGTAAGTTTTCTGAAGAGGGATCTAACACCAACAACCATGAAGTATTAAAAGCCAATGCTATTTATGCTAGAAACATAGGCAAAATGTATGGCTGTTTAGTTGTTTATTGCACTCAACTATCGGCAGAGGCAGAGGGTAAGATTGTTTTATCACAAGCCATGATTGAGGGTAGTAAAACAGGTCTAGCAGGGGAGTCGGATCTTATGATTCTTATTGCTAGGAATCCCCCTATGAACGATCAGACTGAAGATGATGGACTAAGGTATCTAAACATAGTCAAAAATAAAATATCAGGTGTTCATAGGATTGTTAATTGTGAGTTTGACTTTCATACAGGAGTATATTCAGCATGAACTACATATCAGTTTGTTCAGGAATAGAGGCAGCTACTGTAGCTTGGAAAAATCTAGGTTGGAATCCTTTAGGTTTTTCTGAGGTAGATAAGTTTCCGTCTGCTGTTCTGAAGCATCATTACCCAAACGTACCTAATCTAGGTGACATGACTAACTACAAGGAGTGGAATATAAATGAACCAGTTGACCTTATCATTGGAGGAACACCATGCCAATCGTTCAGTATCTCAGGACTTAGGAAAGGACTTGAAGACCCAAGAGGAAACCTTGCCCTCACCTATATTGGATTACTTGACCACTTTAAACCCAAATATTTCATCTGGGAAAATGTCCCTGGAGTTTTGTCCTCTAACAAAGGAAAAGACTTTAGCTCCTTCATCAGGGCGATTCAAGAAATCAGGTATGGGTTCGCCTACAGAACTTTGGATGCTCAATATTTCGGAGTACCCCAAAGACGTAAAAGAGTCTTTGTTGTTGGATGTTCTTCAGGGGACTGGAGAAGTGCAGCAGAGATACTCTTTGAGTCCGAAAGCCTGTCGAGGGATACTGAGGAGAGCAGACAAAAGGGGAAAGACACTACCAAAGAAACTAGAGGAAGCTCTACTACAGACAACAGGTGGCCTGCGAGAATAAGTAACACACTTGATGCTAGGTATGGAGATAAGATGGGTTTAGAAGATCAACATATTAACTCGGATTGTCCTAGATTTGTACCTGTTTCTATTCAAGGTAATCTAATTGGCAGAAGTGAGAAAGCTGGACCAAATGGAGTAGGTGCATCTGAGGACAATACCATGTACACCTTAACTAAAACAGATGTTCATGCTGTTGTATATGAAGCTCGTGCTAAAGATGCACGATACAGAGATACTGAGCAAACATCCCCTACCATGAAAGCAAGGTGGGAAAATATGACAGACACTCCTATTGTATATGAGGCTCAAGAACCAAAGATTTTTCAACAGAATCAACGTGATGAAGTTCGTTATATAGGAGAAGATGGAAGTATATCTGGATCTTTGTCGGCAGATTCTGGGGCAAGACAAACAAATTATGTCCATCAAAAGTCAGTAATTAGACGTTTAACACCTGTAGAATGTGAAAGACTACAAGGGTTTCCATGTGGATATACTGAGATACCTTATGACAATAGACCTCACACACCTGATGGACATAGGTATAAAGCATTAGGTAATAGCATGGCTGTGCCTGTTGTTAAATGGATAGGAGAGAGAGTAAATGGAATTAATAATAGATGTTGAAAACACAACAACCACTAAAAACAATAAGTTACATCTTGATCCATTCGAGAGGACAAATGCTTTGGTTATGGTTGGTATTTACCCATTGGGTTCTGAGGATTCATCCACTTATATTTTCGACCATGTGGGTGTTACTAGAGAAGACGATCCAATATCTAATTACTATGCTGTTCAGGGCTATTTAGATCAAGCTACTCTGTTAATTGGACATAATATTTCCCATGATCTGTTATGGTTGTGGGAGAGTGGGTTTAAATACGAGGGTAAAGTATTTGATACTATGTTGGCAGAGTATGTTTTACAAAGGGGTGTAACTAATCCACTAGGATTAAAAGCAGTAGCAGAAAGATATGAATGTGAAACAAAAAAAGAAGATACACTCAAAGAATATTTTAAAAGAGGATATAGCACAAGAGAAATTCCAAGACTCGAACTTGAAACCTACCTCCGACATGATCTCGGTGCGACCAAGGAGGTATACGAGAAGATACAAAACAGATTGTCGGATGTTGAGAATCAAGGGCTTAAAAAAACAATAGACATTACTAATGAAGTGGCAGTAGTGCTGTCTAGAATGTATCAATCAGGATTCAAGATAGACAGAAATAAATTATCTCAAGTAAGAAAAGAGTTTGAAGAAGAGAAGTTAGATTTAGAAAAGAAACTTAACTCTTACACAAGATATTTAATGGGAGATACCCCAATTAATCTAGGCAGCCCTGAACAATTGTCTTGGGTTTTATTTAGTAGACAACCAATAGATAAAAAAAGATGGGCATCTTCTATACAACCAAACCTGCCGACACCTGCATTTAAAAATTTAATAAAGTTTAATTTTAAAACTTTGTATAAAACTAGAGCAGAGCAATGTAATTCATGTAAAGGTAAAGGTTCTTATTTTAAAAAGAAAAAAACAGGAGGTCTTTATAAAAAACCCACTAAGTGTTCTGTTTGTAATGGCACAGGGTTTATATATAAACAAACGAAAGACATAGCAGGACTAAAGTTTAGCCCCCCTTCTGTAAAGTGGGCATCAGCTAATGGTTTTTCTACTTCTAAAAGTAATTTAGAGGTGCTTGAAAGAGTTGCCTCTACTAAAGGTATGGACGAGGCTAAAACTTTTTTAGGACAATTGAGAAGATTGTCTGCTATTACTAGTTATCTGTCTAACTTTGTAGATGGCATCGAAAACTTTTTAAAAGAGGATGATTTTCTACATGTAAAATTAAATCAACATGTAACATCTACAGGTAGATTCTCAGGCTCTAATCCTAATATGCAAAACATGCCTAGAGGTTCAACGTTCCCTGTCAAAAAAGTATTTGTATCTAGATTTGATGGGGGCAAAATTATGGAGGCTGACTTTGCACAATTAGAATTTAGAGTTGCAGCTTTTCTCAGTCAAGATTCTACAGCAATCAAGGAAGTGACTGAGGGGTTTGATGTACACGCCTATACTGCTAAAGTAATAAGTGATGCAGGACAACCTACTACTAGACAAGTAGCTAAAGCACATACATTTGCACCTTTATATGGAGCATCAGGCTATGGTAGGACTAGAGCAGAGGCAACTTATTATGAACATTTTTTAGAGAAGTATAAAGGTATAGGTAAATGGCATAAAAAATTAGCCAATCAAGCAGTTAATTATGGATACATAAAAATACCTAGTGGAAGAGAGTTTTCTTTTCCTGATACTAAGAGGAGAAGGGACGGATCGGTAACAAATTTTACACAAATAAAGAATTATCCTGTACAATCATTTGCCACAGCAGACATTGTACCCCTGGTTTTAGTGGAAATATACAATAGTATTAAACATTTAAAGAGTGTTGTGGTAAACTCAGTACACGATTCAATAGTAATTGATATACATCCTGATGAAATTAATGAGATACAAAATGTTATTAAAGAAGTGCAAAAGAATTTAGTTAAGTTGTTAGAAACTAAATATGGCATAGAGTTTAATGTGCCATTATTATTAGAAGCAAAAATAGGAAACAATTGGTTAGAACAAATAGATATATAAAGGAAAAAATATTATGTCAGACTTAGTAAATTTAAAAGATCACGCAAATAACTTTAATCAACTTGCTGAAGCAATGGGCATGGGGCAAGACATGGAAAAAAAGAAGAGTGGTTCTACTCTTGCTAGATTAAAAATTTCTCACGCAGGAATTATGGGAGAAACAAACGTTAAAGGTAAAGTAAAACGTGTAGAAGTCGTAGATGCAGGATCATACATGTTGCAACTACCCCATGACGATAGAAAAATATTTTCTACTACTGCCTCTATTAGGTTGTTTCAACAAAAATTTATGCATAAAAAATATGTCAAGTTGGATGATGATAAAGGAATGTTTGTTAAAACAATCATGGCTAATGATTTGAAATCAGATCTAATTGATAATACAGGTGGTGTTAATTGTGGTAAGCCTAGTGGTTGGATAGAAGATTACAATTCTTTACCTCAAGAAACAAAAGATTTATTGAAGTCTATTAAACGTGTAAGAGTTTTGTTTGGTGAAGTAACTTTACATAATCCTGTAGATGAATCAGGGAATGAGATAGATAAAGCAAAAGAGGATTTTTCTGCAATACCTTTTATTTGGGAAGTTGATAATCGTGATGCTTTTAAAATACTCGGTTCTCCTATAACACAAATGTCTAAACAGAATCATATACTTCCTCAACACGATATAGATTTAGAAACTGAAGAGAGGACTATACCAACAGGTGCTAAGTATTATTTGCCAACTGTTAAATTAAATCCAAAAGAAATTAAACTAAATGAAAAAGATGAAAAGACTTTAGTTAATTTTAACGATTGGATAAAAAATTATAATGATTATGTTCGTGATGAACACACAAAGGCATTGAAAGAAAAAGGTAATGCTGAATCCGATAAAGTTGTAACAGAGTTTGTTGATGTAGAAGAGGATAAAGCAGCTTAGTGAATCATCCTGCTGAAATAAAAATACACAAATATCTTAGTGGTCTGAAGGCAGGTGATTCAACTATGTCACCTGAGGTGATTGATCAGATCACTAATGATGTTCGTGTTGCTTTGACAAAACAATTTGTTGACAACAACAAAAGAGATTTTACATTACGAATGTCAAATATCGGTAGGAGTTATTGTCAACTTTGGTTTGACAAAAATAAACCTGAAGTTGCAATACCCCCATCATCTAGCTTTGTTATTAACATGATGTTGGGGGATATTGTGGAAGCAGTATTTAAAGGTATATTAAAACAGTCAGGTGTTGATTATAAAAACGGAGAGAAAGTAACTCTGAGTTTAGACAATGGCAAGACAATAGACGGAACACCAGATCTTATAGTCAATGATGCTGTTGATGATATTAAATCAGCTAGTCCTTGGTCTTATGAAAATAAATTTAAAGATTATAACACCCTTGCTGAACACGATTCATTTGGATATGTATCTCAGTTAGCAGGGTATGCTAAAGCAACTAAGACAAAGCCAGGTGGTTGGTGGGTTGTCAATAAAGGCAATGGCAGTTTTAAATATGTTGATGCCTCCAACATAGATACAAATAAATGTATCAAAAAAACTGAAGCCTTAACTGAAGAGCTAGAGCAAAATAGATTTCGCAGATGTTATTCAGATGTTGAAGAAACCTATCGTAAAAGACCATCTGGCAATAGAAAGCTAGGTATAGAGTGTTCTTGGTGTAGCTATAGATATGCATGTTGGCCTACTCTACAAGAAAGACCTTCTTTAGTTTCAAGAGCAGAAGAAAAACCAATGATATGTTATACAGAGATTAAAAATGTTTAATGCTAAATCTTATATAACTTCTAGGATAAAAGGTTACAGAAGTGGATTAGAGTTTAAGGTACAAAAAGATTTACAAGATAAAGGTATAGATGCAAAGTATGAACCTTTAAAAATAGAGTGGGAGGATTTAGCTTATAGAAAATACACACCTGATTTTTTATTACCTAATGGAATACTAATAGAAACGAAAGGTTTATTCACAGCACAAGATAGACGTAAGCATTTATTAATTAAACGACAACATCCTAATTTAGATATACGTTTTGTATTTGAATCGGCTAAAAGAAAATTAAATAAAAAAAGTAGAACCACTTATGCAGATTGGTGTGATAAGCATGGATTTACTTTTAGTTTAAAATTAATTCCGCAGGAATGGATTGATGAGGCATCAGTAGGAACACATGGTAATTTTATTAAGTACACAGGAGAAAAATGTAATGAGCAAAATGGATAAAAATTTAACAAATGATGATGTAGCTTTAGTATTTAGACCTAAGTTTACTAAGAAAAATAATTGGGATAGCACAGTCGATGTTAGTGCTGTATTCATGCCATCAAGTAAATTGAATGAAGATGAAGCAGATCAGTTAAGAGATGTTGTATATGCTTTGATTACATGTTTTCATCTTTTAAATACAGACACAGATTTTGCTGCTAGAGTTTCAGAAAAAATGGATGATATAGCAAAAGAGGAAGGGTTTGAAGAATACGAACCTATCAATGGTAATAATGTTGTACATTTATCTTCTTGGACTAAGACTAAAGGCAATGCATGAAACTAAGAGAACAAGAAAAAGAAGTAGATTTAGTTAATCATCCCCCTCATTACAACAAGGGTAAATATGAAACTATAGATGTAATCGTTGACACTCTTGGTAATTACGAATCAATATCTTACTGTCAAGGAAATTGTATTAAATACTTGTTAAGGATGTGGCATAAAGGAAGTCCTCTAGAAAATGCTGAAAAATGTCTATGGTATTTAAATAAGATGATTGATTTACTAAAAAAAACAAAAGGAGATAATTGGTTGTGAATTATAATGGTATAACTATAGACTTAAATAAAGATAAAGATTTAACAGATCAGGGATTACAACTGTTGCAAGACTATTATATGATTCCAGGAGAAACATCTCCTCAAGAATCTTTTGCTAGAGCCTCTCTTGCTTATTGTAATGATGACCTTGATTTTGCACAGAGAATATATAATTATGCGTCGAACAGGTGGTTTATGTTTGCTAGTCCTGTACTTAGTAATGCTCCTGTTCCTAATGGTAAATGGAAATCTTTACCTATTAGTTGCTTTTTAACTTATGTAGGAGATACATTAAAAGATTTAATCTCTCACAATTCTGAAGTAGCATGGTTGTCTGTAAAAGGTGGTGGGGTAGGTGGTCATTGGTCTGATGTGAGGGCAGTCGGTGATAAATCTCCCGGACCTATCCCATTCCTTAAAGTTGTTGACAGTCAGATGACTGCCTATAAACAAGGTAAAACTAGGAAAGGTTCTTATGCAGCATATATGGATGTTAGTCATCCCAGTGTGTGCGAGTTTATTAATTTTAAGCTGCCTACTGGGGGTGATTCTAATCGTAAATGCTTTAATCTGTTTAATGCAGTAAACGTAACAGATGATTTTATTAAAGCTGTAGAAAACAATGAAGTGTGGCAGTTTAAAGACCCTGATACAAAAGCTGTTAGAGATACCATGTCAGCTAGAGAGTTGTGGCAACGTATACTTGAGGCACGATTTAGAACAGGTTCTCCCTACATAAATTTTATAGACACAGCTAATAAACATTTGCCTGAAGAGCAAAAAAAATTAGGTCTTAAAATTCATGGTAGTAATCTTTGCAATGAAATACATTTAGCTACCAATGAAAAACGTACTGCTGTATGTTGTTTGTCTAGTGTCAATTTAGAGTTTTATGATGATTGGAAAGACACTAACATGGTAAAAGATTTGATTCGTTTTTTGGATAATGTTTTACAAAAGTTTATAGACAATGCTCCTGATGATTTAGTTAAGGCTAAAAGAAGTGCCATTGCTGAACGATCATTAGGACTTGGGGCAATGGGGTTTCATGGTTACTTACAAAAAAATAATATTTCTTTTGAGGGAGTATCTACAAAAGGTATAAACAAACGTATGTTTAGAAATATTAAAATGCAAGCCCTCGAAGAAACTAGATTATTAGCTGAACAAAGAGGTGAAGCACCTGACATGATTGGATCAGGAAAACGCAATGCTCACTTACTAGCTGTAGCACCTAATGCTAATAGCTCTATCATATGTGGTTGTACTCCTAGCATAGAACCTATAAAATCTAATGCCTATGTGCATAGAACAAGAGTGGGTTCACATTTAATTAAGAATAGATACTTAGAAAAAGTTTTATTGAAGTATCAAAAGAACACAGATGAAGTTTGGAAATCTATTATTAGCAACGAGGGATCGGTTCAGCATTGTGTTTTTTTAACTGATTATGAAAAGTCTGTTTTTAAAACTGCATTTGAATTAAATCAAGAATGGGTAATTGAACATGCAGCAGATAGACAAACTTTTATATGTCAAGGTCAATCAGTTAATTTATTTTTCCCATCAGGTAGTGATAAAGGATATGTAAATAGTGTGCATCTTAGAGCTTGGAGATCAGGTTTAAAAGGTTTGTATTATCTAAGAACAAGTGCAACTAATCAGGCTGATAAAGTAGGCACTCAAATTGTTAGAGATGCTTTAAAAGATGCTGACGAATGTATATCTTGCCAAGGATAGGTTTATGTTTAAAAAATTCGACAGAGAATTATTTTTAAAATTTGATAAACTTGCAAGGGATGCAGGTAAAAGATATTGGACTTCTAAAGATTATTATGTTGAAGATAATAAAGATAGATATGGGCCAGACTTAATAGTAACTTCTAAATCTTTAGGAGTAGATGGGAACACTAATAAATTTTATTGTGAAGTAGAAATTAAAAGACCCTGGAAAGGAAGAAAGTTTCAATATGAAAAACTCCAAATACCCCAACGGAAAGGTAAGTTTTTGGACAAATCTAAATACAGTTTGCCGATCTGTTTTTTCGTTTTTAATTCCGATCAAACTTATGGATACCTTATCGAAGGTGAAACGTTGGCTAAGACTCCTATTGTTGAAGTGCCTAATAAGTATGTATATAAAGGTGAAAAGTTTTATCAAGTACCTGCTAAAAATTTAATACCATTGGAGATACCTAGTGAGTAAAAAAGATAATAAAAAAATTAATACTGATTACATAGAGGTTATTAGATGGATGGATGCACAGTCCGATGATGGTTGGAGTGATGATAGGACAGCAGAATTAGCTAATGTAGTTACTGTTGGTTTCATTGTAGCTGAAGATAAAAAAGCAGTTTGTGTTGCATCTACTTATGCAGGTGATGATACTAATTCAAGAATGCATATACCAAAGTGTTGGATAAAAAGTAGAAAGAAAATTAATATAGAAGAATTAGAAAAAGACAATAGCCCTTTATACCCTTTTATAGAAACAAAGGAAGAAAATGAAAATAGAAATTGATGAGGATTTAAGAAATTTTTTTATTAAAGAAGCACTAAAAGAATTATTAGATGAGGTAGAAAAACAATATGTGGGTTCTAATCGAACTAAAAAATTATATAAATTAAAGCAATCTATTGTAATTATTTTAAATGAAATTAATTTAGGTGATACATTTAATTATAAAGACATGACAGAATCTAGTAAAAAAGTAACCATAAATAACATTACAAAAGATGAGGAGATTTATACAAATACATAAATATACTTATTGCTTTAGTCTTAATTTTGTATAAAACTAGTAAAATCAATAGGCTCATTCGAGCCTTTATTTTTCCAAGGAGTAACGTATGAGTCTTACAAATCCCTCAATTGTGTATAAACCTTTTAAATATCCTTGGGCTGTAGAGTTTGCCGTGCAGTCTGAGAAAGCCCATTGGGGTGAATGGGAAGCCAAACTGCAAGATGATGTGTCACAATGGCAGTCAGGTAAGTTAACCGAAGCAGAGAAAAATCATATCACTCAAATACTTAGATTGTTTACGCAAAGTGACGTAGCTGTGGGTACGAATTATCTTGAATACTATATACAGAAATTCAAAAACAATGAGATTAGAGCCATGCTGACTAGCTTTACTAACAGAGAGTTTGTACATCAAAGAAGTTATGCACTACTAAATGATACTTTAGGTTTACCTGAAGAAGAGTATTCAGCTTTTTTAAATTATAAACAGATGAAAGACAAGATAGATTTTATGTCCGATATAGATGTGCATTCTATATCAGGATTAGGTAAGGCTATAGCTAGGTCAGTTATGAATGAGGGTATGTCTTTGTTCTCAGCTTTTGCTATGCTTCTTAACTATCAAAGATATGGCAAGATGAAAGGTATGTGTGAGATAGTAGAGTGGTCTGTTAGAGATGAAACCATGCATTGTGAGGGTATGGTTAAATTATTTAGAGAGTTTTGTAAGGAGCATCCTAGAATAGTTACAGATGATTTTAAGAAAGATATATATCAAATGTTTAGGGATGGGGTAAAATTAGAAGATGCTGTAGTAGATACAGCCTTTGAGATGGGGGCAGTTAAAGGGCTTAGTGCTGAACAAGTCAAGCATTATATTAGATACATAGCAGATAGAAGACTAATTCAGTTGGGTTTAAAAGGTAACTTTAAAGTTAAAGAAAACCCTCTTGAATGGTTAGATTGGATAGTAGGGGGTGATACCCTTAAAAACTTTTTCGAGGGTGTTGTGACTGATTATAATGCCTCTGGAATGACAGGGGATTGGGGATGGAAAGATACTAAGGAGAAGGAACAAAAAATTGCAGCCTAATTTAAAAGATAAAATAAGAACAGCTTTAATTTTTCATGCTAAAGGACAAATAGCTAAACATAAAATAAATGTAATTGTATTAATGGAAAATGCACAGGGTGTTGCAGAGCATCCTGATGTTATGGAAACTATAGAAAAGGAGTTAGATAGTATTGCTACATATGAAGATAGATTAGACGTTTTAAATAAACACTTCTAATGATTAAATTTATACTTTGGTGTATGGCATTTTATATTGCTGCTATAAACCCTACAATGTTTGCAGGGCTGTATGTTTATTATATGTCTACAGGTTAAAGATTAATTAAACTATCTTTTATCATTAAGGCTTTTCCAAACTCTTTTGTTTCACTTAATTCTTTATTTTCAGGATGCATTTGTTGATACTTTTCTTCTATTTCTTTTCTTAATGCTTTGCTTAGTTGTTTATAATCTATATAATTGTTAAGTTTTATTAAGTCTTCTGATATTACAGATCCATCTCTTTTATCTACACCATCTATTTTTAATCTATCTTTTGCACTAGTAAAAGCTTTACTAATCTCTTTTTTTAATAATCTTTTTTTAGTATTGTCAGTAGATTTTTTATAAGTTTCTGTTTTCATTAAATTAAGAACTTCATTTTCCATAAAATATAATCCATTAGAGATCACAACATTATCAAATGCTTTTATACCTATGGGTTTATATACCTCCATTCTCCAAGGTACTATACCTAATCTTGTAATTTCTTTTTCAATTTTATTTTGATCTGGAGTCATTTTAATACCCATAAAATTACTATAAAATCTACCTGCCCCTGATGGTGCTCCTTGTCTAAAGTATGATACTGCTTTTTCTAAACTATCTTTTCCATAATTATCAACCACATCAGGTAATTTATTTTTAACTTGATTGCTAAGAGATTCTATTAAAACATTTCCATCTTTTTCTCCTGTATAAATATCTACATCTATATCTTTAGGATCTCTAGCCATTAAACCTTCATAACTTAATCCATCAAGGTACTCTCTTATAGGTTTTATAGGTTGTAAAAATCTACCACCAAAATTAAAAAATGTTTCTGCAAATCTTGTTAATCCCATTTCAAAAAAAGTACCATCTTTTAGGTCTTGAAAAGCCCTTAATAAAGAATCTGGAAATAAATCTAAATCTTTTGCTTTTAAACCAGCTACAGATTCTAAAACTGCTTCTACACTAGTATCTAAAGTTTTTACATCCGAATCTTTTGCCAAGTCAAACATACGAATAAGTAATTCTGCCATTGCAAAGTAAGGTGCTACAGGAAAAAAAGCTCTAGCATCAAATGTAGCATCTCCTATTTTTAGATCCCACCAATCTCTGCTTCTGTTTTCAGGTTGCATCCTATATTGATATGCCATGTAAAGTGCAGTACTACCTACAGCACCTCTAGCAGTAGCCTCTGTTCCTTTTTTTATTAAGGCTGCTCTTTGATCATCTGTTAATTTTCCTCCAACACCAAAGTATCTTTTTCCCAATAACCCTGATAAGGTGTCATACATACCTGATGCTCCACCTATAGGACTAAATCTATATTGATAGTTAATAGCATTGGCCATAAATCTAGGGAAGGCGATAGCTAAAGAAACAAATGGTGTGTTTTCAAAAAAATTAATAAAGCCCCTTGCAATATTATTACCTCTAGCTTCAATTATTGTGTCATCTATTTTAGCACTTTTATTTGCACCAAATTGAAATGAAAAAGTAGCTCTCATAGCATCTTCAGTTGCTTTTTCTAATACCTCTTTTGGAATAGGAATATCATTTTTTAAATAATCTTTATATAAATCTTTTCCTAAATATTTTAATTCTGATTCTACTGATGCTACAAAAGCAGACTTTCTAAAAAGAGCATCTTGAGCTAAATTTAAAGATGCTAAAAATCTATTTACTGCATTTAGTTTATCCTCTCCTTCACCAATAGCAAGAGTGTTTATTAATCTATTTTTAATAGTAGGGTTAAACTTTAATATTGCATCAGCTTCTAAAGATGTCATTCCGTAGTTAGCAAGTTTGCCCCATGTAGCAAATATATCCCCTATAGATTTTGGTTCTTGTATTTTTAAAACTGTAGGATCTGCTCCCATAGAAACAGCAACTCCTCTAATTGCTCTTTGAAATATAGATTCAAAAACATTAGCTGCTGTTTTCATTGTTAATGCACCTAGACCACCCATAACATTTAAACTAGTAGTAGACAATGCAGAAGTTACCCAAATTTTAGAAGTTCTTTCTAGAGTATGAAAAGCATTAAAAATTGTAGAAACTGGTGAAGCATTAAATTGTTCAGTATAAACAGTTTCCATAAACTCTCTAGCTTTTTTATCTGTACCTGCCATAGCCCTAGTTAAATTTGACACATAAGAATATGGCTGAAATATTTTTGCACTATCAGAAACTGAAGTGTTCATTGCTTTAGAAAATTCTTCTGGTGTTATGTCATACTTTTTTAAAACATCTAACAAATTATTTTGTACACTTTTTGTGTAAGTATCAGGATCAACACCTGCTCTTACAGCAGCTTGTTCTATTGTTAAAGCATCTAGTTTTCCTAAATTTCCTATAACTTCATTTACAGCAGTAGATATATTTTTTAGCTTACCACCTACAAGTATTTTTGCTTTTCCTGATCTATCTATTTTAGGAACATAAGTTGTAGGATCAGATTTTATTATATGTCCTGCAATTCTAACAGCTACAGGAAATAATTTATTGTGTACTTGTGATTGAAGTAACTTGTTTTTTTCTGTAGATAATTTATCAATTACAAGTCTTCCAGCATTAGGGTCTGCATTATAAACTTTAGCTATTTGCTCATCTGTTTTACTTAACTGTCTTTCTAACTCTTTTAATGCAGGATCTTTATTTGTAACAGATTTACCTTTATTTATTTTTTTCTCAAATTCTTTTACTGTTTTTTCTGCATTTTTTAATTCCTTAGAAAAAAATATTCCAGGCAAAGTACTTACCCCACCAAGAGCACCAGTAACTACACCTCTTAATACAATATTAGATTTATCAAAAGTTTCTTTTCTATATTGTTGAACAGCAAGTGCTTCATCAAGTCCTCCTGCATAACTTCCGAATAAACCTTCTACTCCAAAACCAGTACTAAACTGTGCAATTCTATTTTGTCTTACATGTGATTTAAGTTGTTTGTCAACTTCTTTTATTTTATTTTTAATTTCTGTTCTTTTTGCTTTATTTTTTAATCCTGGTTTTAAATTTTTAAGAAGTGTTTTTTGATTAAGTTGTTTTCTTGCTAGTGATAATGCAGTTTTACTACCTGCTACACTTACTGCTTTTCCTGCAATAGCCCCAAAGTATGTCATTGGATCAAAAGCTAAAGCATTAGCAATATCAGCAAATGCTTCAAATTTATTGTAACCTCCATCTATAATTGGTATAGCTTCCCATAAAGTAAATGCATATCCTGCTGCTGTTCTTTGTGCTTTGTTTGCTTTACTTGTCCAAAGCACTTCCTGAGTTAAATCAATATTGTTATAATAAACTTCCCTTATATGTGTAGCAAATTTTCTTACATATTCTTTTTTTGATTCTTCTTTTTTATCATACTCATAATCTTTTCCAAATCTAAAAACCATATAATCTTCTACTCGATCAAAGTAATCTTGATTTTTATATAAATCATTGTACTTAATTTTAAATGTATTAGTTACAGGTTCTTGTTGTTCTACAGGTGTGGCAGAACCTACTATAGGCTGTGCTTGTTTTTGTTGCTTAAATGGTTGAGCAGCCGAAATATTTTTTAGTACACTATCCCTGTAATCCTGTGTTTGTTTTACACCCATAGGATTTTTATCTAAAAGAGTTTCTCCACCATTGTATGCTTGAAGAACTTTATTAGGATCATTGTTATATTTCTTTTTTAAATGCTGAAGAAACTTAGCTGCACCTATAACATTATTTCTAGGATCATTTGGATTTTGATTGGGTATGTATTTGTTACTAATAACAGGCATGAGTTGCATCATACCTATTTCACCATCTTCACCTTCAGCACTAGGATCAAAATTAGATTCTTGTTTTGCTATAGATTTTAACAGTTGAGGATTTATATTGTATTCTTTACCTACCTCTTTAAATATAGAATCATACTTTGTTTCTTTTAAAATAATTTCATCTACATCTTCAAGTTTAGATTCAGGTTCTTTTACAATATTTTGTTGTTGTTGTGTTTCTAATTGTTGTCTTTGAAAAGTATCAAAAACTTCTTGTTGTTCATCTTCATTTAATTCTTCTTCAGAAGCAAACTTTAAACCATTTAAATTATAAGTATATTTCATTGTTCTTTAAAATCCATAATGCTAACATTTTTGCCACTCTTTAATTTTAGTAGATTACCTTGATAATCTTTACTCTTTCCTTTGTCACCATCAGTTAATTTTTCAGCCTTTGATGGGCCAGGTTTTAAATAATTTGATCCTATAAAATTAACCACATAGGAATTATATGCACCATCTATTTTAGCTGCTCTTCTTAAATCTTCTAGTATTGGGCCTTCTTCACTTTTATCTGTTATTCCTAAAGTACTATTTAAAATAGGTCTTACAGCTAATTCTAAAGCTCCTAAATGCTTATTTACATCTTTTGGATCAGTAAACTCTAAAATTAATTGTCTACCACCAGCCCCATCATCAATGAATTTAACACTACTTCCTGTTTTCCCAGCAGTCAGTTGAGTAAATGTTCCTATTGCTTGATTCAGTCTTGCTCTTATTTCAGCAGTAGTAGGTTTCTTAGTTCCACCCATACTATTAAGAAGTGCTCTTTCCTTTTGTATTGTTTTTATTACTTCAGGATCTCCACCATCTGGTTTAGTGACTTCATTAAATAATGTTACAGCACTTCTATCTAATAAAGTAGTAGGAGTTTCTTTACTTAATAAAGATTTATCAACTTGAATATCTAAGGGATCTATAGTTTGTTTTGCTTGTACTGTTCTAAATTCTTCAGGTGTCATGCCTACTTCAGCAGCATACTGTTCAGTAATTCTAGAAGTATCTACATCTAAACCTGGAATAAATGTTCTACCTGCTGGTTCAACAAACCCTGTAATATCTTTATATGCTTGTTGTGCATTTAACTCTATTCTTTGTTTAACGTCTACAATTTCATCACCATCTGCTTTTACAAAGTCTTGTAATTTAGATGGTCTATCTTTAGCAATAGTTTTATATTCTTCAAATAACTTAGGATTTTCCATAATTGCAGATACTACTGTAGGACTTAAATTAACTTTTGCACTTTTTGCAATACTTTTGATTTCTGCAACTTTACGTTTTAAGTCTACTCTTATTTTTTTTTCTGTTGATTTAGCTGCCCTTACTTCTAAAGCATGTTGCTCTGCTCTTTTCTCAGCAGTTGCTTCTGCTCTAAGTCTATCTTCTTTTAAGCCCTCTCCAAGAGATCTTATAAGCCCTGCTTGAAATGAAGATATACTCATTATTGCACTCCTTCTTCAGACATTTCTTGTGGTAACTCTTCTACTTCCTCTTCCATCATAGGTGTTGGTTGTCTTGCCATTAACCCTTTTTGGACAGGTGTTTCTTCCTGCATCATCATGCTTGCATCTTCAGGTAATTGTTGTTGCTCTTCTTCTAGTGACTCTTCTAAATATTTTCTTATAAATCTATAAGGCACTTTATTTTTTTGTTCTTCTTCTTTGTAAGAATCTATGTATGTTACGTCTGCATCTTCTGCAACATATCTCATTAACTCTCTTATGTATGGATTAATTAAAATGCCAACATCAAGATTATGTATGCCATTCATAGTAGAAGAAACAGCCAACATTTCAGAAAGTCTTTCTATGGATATGCCACTATCAAGAGCTTTTAAAAGTGAATCTTCTGTTTCAAAATTTAAAACCCTATCGGTATAATATTCAACAGCTTCTTCAACTGTTGTTAGTTGAGTAGGTCTTTCCCAAGGATATTCACCTGGTTCTTTAGTCAAAGACATTCCAGGTATTGGGCCTTGTAATAAATCAGGACTTAGTTGTATCGTCATTTTTTAATTCCATTCTTTTCTTACGAATTTTAGCAACATACTTTGCCATAGTCTTAGCTATATCAGTTTCTTTATCTTCAGCATTAGAATCTTCTTTACTGTTTTTTGGTGACATAAAACCTTTTAACTCTTTTTTTTCTTTTTTAGGTTTCTTTTCTTTTTTAACGTCACTTAATATAGCTAAAACTTCTACCTCTATTTTTTTAATATAGCTATCTATGTTTAACATTTTATTTTGTCCTTACTAAAAGGGTAATTTATCAATTATTTTAGGTATAGCAATCTTAGCTACTTCGCCTACGAAAACACCTGCTGCATCTTGATTACCTTTTTTTATTTGGTATTTAGCTTTTTCTATAGCTGCATCATTAGTCATTATTTGCAAAGCTAAATTATTCATTCTGTCAGCTTCATTATTTGATGTTTCCCAAGCATAAGACATTTGATCTCTGTATTCTTGCCAAACATTTTCATATTCTTGCATAGTTACATTTAAAGCATTAGCTGCATTAAATTGATTTACTTGGTTTTGTGTGGCAGTATCTACTGTGGCAATCTGCTGCCTCCATTGTGCATTAGCTTGACTAACAACTAAACCATTACTAGCATTAAATTGTGCTACTGCATTTTTTTGTTGTGCATTAAATTGTCTAATGGAGTTAGTTTGTGAAACATTAAATTGTTCTAATGCATTATTCTGTGAAACATTAAACTGACTTATTTGTGCATTCATAGAATCATAAAATTGATTAACTTGATTCTCACTAGTAGCATTAAATTGTTTAGCAGCATTTTCGGCAGCAGTATCAGTTAATATAGATTGCACAACTGATTGTGTTTTAAATAAATTAGTTTGCTGTGCAAAATCTAAATTTTTCATATCTACTTGTAAAAAAGATTGTGCATTTTGTACTGCTGCTTGTTGCCTATTATTTAAATTAGTTGTTTCTAAGTTAGCCATTTGTGCTGCTGTTGCCATAGTAACAGCCTGTCTATTGTTTAAATTAGCTAAATCAACAGATTGTGCTAACCTTGCATTTTCTAATGTCACTTGTACTTCAGAATTAAAATTTTGATTTGCTATATCAGATATTCTTGCAGCATTAGTTACTCTAGTTTGAAATGCTTGATCAAACTCTTGTCCTAAAAATTGTGCTCTTTGTTGTCCTGCAATAACAGCACGTTGTTGTCTATTACTTAAATTTTGTATATTTAAATTAGCAACTGTTTGTGCATCAGATTGTGCAATAGGTAATGCTTGTTCAAATATTGCTTGTATAACAGCTTGCCCTGCTAAACTAGAAGCACCTAAACCTCTTTGATTTAATACTGCTGTTGCTTTTCTTAAACTACCTGCTGCCCAAGCAGGAGGATTTTTAGCATCAAAGTCTTTAGTTAAATTTTCTAACTGACCTTGTACTGTAGACATAGGATCTAACTCTGCTTGTGCAGCTTGAAACTTATCTAAACTTTGTTCTACTAATGCTGATTTAACAGATGGCCCACTTATTAATTCTTCTGCTTGTAACTTTCTTTTTGGAACATTGTCAATTTGTATTGCTTTATCTATTTCAGCAGCTTGAACATTTTTTAATACAGTAGCTTTAACATCTGCTGTTTGTGCTTGTACTTGAGCTTCTTGTCTAACATCTCCTACAACAGGTTTTAATTTTTCAACTTCCTCTGTAACTTTAGGAGTAGTTTTATCTACATCTACTTTTGCTGCATCTCTAGGATCAACTGCTTTTATTGTTTCTGAGGTAGCAGCTTTTGCAGGATCTACAGTTTTAATGTCCTCTTGTTTTATAGGATCAAATTTAACTTCTTGCCTTGGATCTGTTGTTATTTGTGCAGCTTCTACAGGTGCTACATCAGGTCTATTTAATTTAGTCCTGTCCTTTAAATCATCTACAAACTCTGTAGATATTCCTTTTTCTTGACCTTCAGGTGATGCTTTTGCAGCTTGTACAAATTGATCTACCTCACTTGCATCAATAGTGTCACCAAATTTCTTTGTATAAAAATCTCTGCCTGATGCATCTGCACCTCTACCTAATACACCTTGATACAAGTCATCAATACTTAATCCACCTTGAGCCATTCTTTTAACAATACCACCTTTTGCACTTGCTAATTTAGATGTAACACCTTGTGTCATTTGTGCATGTAGTCTTTGAGCAGATAATGAAGATGCTAAAAATTCGTCATACCCTGACATAGGGCCGTCATATCCTATTTTTCTAGCTATCTTTTCTCTAATTACTGAAGTAACAGGTGCTTCTCTAACAAATGTATCTCTCTCATACATTAAAGGAGCACTTACACTTGGTTTTGAATTTTGCATAGTCATAGTTATTCTTCTTTATCTTCGTTACGATATTCATCTAAAATCTTTTGTACTGTTTTAGTTTCATATATTCTTATAAGAGTCCATACAATAGTAAACCCTGCTGCAATAGCAGGTAATACATCAACAAGTGTTCCCACTACAGTAGCCATAGACAAACCATCAACTACTTGTTTTATGTTTTCTGTTTCCATAATCTAGTAACTCCATATAGTAGGTCTTGGTCTATTATGTGAATTATTAATTGTATCTAAATGTAAAAACCTTACCCCTCCTTTTTGATTTACTCCTATTCCTGTAAACCCTACATTAAAAGCCATCTTCAGTAAGTTATATGCACTCTCTCTATTTATTAAAATATCACATGCTTGTCCTGTTGCATGTGCTCCAGGAGATTTTTTTACAGCTTCTACAGGATGTGTTGCATCTCTATACCCAGAGCTTATAGTAAGAGGCTTTCCATACATTTCTCTAAGTTGATTTAACTTAGCAATAAATATAACATCCATATCACATTTACCTGTATGTGAACACACAAACTCATCAGGTTTAAAATATTTAGATTTACTCCAATCAACACTCATTATTTTTTCTTTTTCTTTTGAAGATTACGTTTAATTAAATTAGCTTGATTTTGATGTAGCTTTGATGCTTTTTCTAATTCACGAACAAGCTTACGTTTTTGTGCGTCTGTTAAATCACTCATTTTGACTCCTTTTTATCTAAAATATCATTTATTTCATTTGACTTTTGTTTACTACCTACAGATGATCCAAAATAATATGCTAATACCATTGTAGTAGCTGAATTTAAAGCACCCAATACATATACTAAAATATCTTTAGCTCCTGAGTTTACATCTACATCTGCAAATATAATAACTAGGAATAAAGCAAAAGACATTGTTACTGTGCCTAATGCTAGTATTGGAGTTACGCATTTGTTTAACCAACTAGCATTTTCACTAGTTGCAATTGCAGTTTCTCTAGCTCTTGCAGAATCTCTGTCAGCATACTCAGCTTCTAGTTTTGCAAGCTCACCTTTTTGTTCCATTGCTCTAAGCTCTTTCATAGCTTTAGCTCTAGCAGTAGGATCAGGTATTAATCTTTCAACTAATTTTTCACCTATTGGTAATAGTCCTGTAAGTAACTGCAACATATTTTACTCCTATGCTTTATAAAACTTTTTCATTAATGTACAACTATTATCTTTTGTTTCTCGTATAACCCAAGTAAAAGCATCATATCCATTTTGACATTGATAAACACACTTACCATTTTCGTACCAACTTAATCTACAAATATATTCTTCTACCTGAGAGTTTGTTAATGTAACTAATGTAGTAAATAATATGCTAATCATTTACTAGCCTCTGTAATCATGTCTATTAAAAACCACATCATACTAATAAGTATTGTAACTAATATAGTTATAGCTCCACCCATTATAGTGTTATGAAAAAATGCTTTACGTCTACGAAACTGTTCATATACTTCTTTCTCACGTTTAGCCTTTATTTCTCTTCGTTGTCTAATAAACTCTCTATAACCATCTATACCTAAATGACATAATGCACCTACATAAAACATAGACTTTATTTCTTTTTCTTGCTCCTCTAATCTTTTTTTAGCAATCAACATATCAAATGCTTCTGCTGTTGCTGACTTCTTATAAGTTATCTTTTTAAATATACTAGGCTTTTTTTGTTCAGCCCCCATCCATTCTTGTAAATCACTAACATGTCCTGCCCACTTTGATAAAGCTTTATAAACTTCTTCAGCTTCTTTACCTGTCTTAACTACTTTTTTAACTAAAGTAAAAGCTGTATTTGCAGCAGCTAAACAAGTAAAAGGATCTAGCATGGCTATCTCCTGTATTTGTTAAGTAAGTCTATAAAAGCCTTTGTTATTTTATTAGAAGTTTGTGTGTTCATATTTACATATAATTTGTATTTAAAATAAATCTTGCTTTTTCATCTGTACAATTTGTGCTTGCATGAGGTATGGAAGAATCAAACTTCACTACTGTATTTTCTTCTGATTTAATAAATTTATCTCCAATATACAATCCACCATTACAGGTGTTTAAAAAAAATACAGCACCTTTATGGCTTTCTTTATAGTCAACATGAGTTTTATGTTTTATCAATTTTTCTGTTCTTGGGTAACACATAACTCTCATTCGTTTTAAAGCAAATACATTTAATTTTTTAATTAATGTTTCTGTGTATTTGTATAACTCTGAATTTGGATTGTAATTATCAAATAAAGTGTGAGTAAACATATAGTCTTTATCTCCATAATCAGCCACACAAGTTTGAAAATAATATGGGCAAAGTGCTGACATAAAAATACCTTGTAACTTTATAAATTCTTCCTCTTCTAAAAAATTTTTAATTACTTTCAACTGTGATGCTCTTCATGTGTTCCAAGCACCCACCCTTTAGTATTATCTGACTGATATAAAGACTCATTCCAGACATAATATTTTCCTGCTGCTTGTTCTTCACTTGTAAGAGTTGGTTCTGTTATAGGGGCTTGCCATTTTTTATCAGAATTTAATGTCCAACTGGCATACGGCTGTATATCTATAAATTTACCACTTTCTATAGAATATGTACCACCAATTACAGCATAGTTATCAGAGGTAGTTTCATACCAATTACCACCTGTCCAATCATCTTCAGTAACAATTATTTGAAGTACTTTATTATTTGATGTATCAATCAATGCCATTCGTTTAGTCATGCCGCATACCTTATTATAACGAGACCATCAGCCCCAGAGCCATTAGTGCTAGTAAATCCTGCACCACCTCCACCACTACCAAAAGATGTCGCAGATGTTGGGTGAGTATCAGTAGTAGCACCTTCTGCTTTTCCACCTCGCCCACCTCCAGTACCACCTTGAGCACAAGAACTTGCCGAAGTGTCATCATAACCTCCGTGTCTGTTTGATCCTGCTCCTCCTCCTGATGCTACAATTCCTGAGTTTGCTTCGGTAAAAGAAGAAAAATTAGCAAAAGCTAAATTAGTATCAATTGCTGTTAATGCAATACCCTCGCCACCTGCACCTCCAATTTGTTCACTATCTGCAGTATGACTTGCTCCATTGGCAAAGTTTTGTCCTACTTGTGTCGCACCACCACCGCCTCCACCTGCAAAAGGGCTGTCATTTGGACCTCCTGTTCCACCTGCATTTGTGTTATCTCCAGAAGCTGATCCCCCTGAAGAACCTGAAGTATGGGCACTTGGACCTGCCCCTCCGCCTCCGCCAGACCCACCATTATTACCTGCCGTACTAAAATTTCCGCCTCTACCACCTCCTAGAGAAACTACTAAATTTGTGCCACCTGCCGAAATAGTGGTTTGTGAACCGTTATTTGTAGTACCTGTACCAATGCTGACTTTATAGGTTGTTGAGTTATCAAAAACTAAAAGCTCTTGAAAGTCATCAACCTCCCCTGCAGCCCCGCCACCCGAGGCGTTGTGTCCACCACCACCTCCTCCTCCTATGGCTAAGACTCTGGCATTACCACCACCTGTTACAGTAAAGTCGCCTGATGAGGTAAAGACATGATACTTATATATGCCTATCGTTTGTGTTTCATTACCACCAGAAGCATTTAGTTGACCTTCTCCAGTAGCAATACCACCTGCTGCAAAATTTGTCATTAATAATTGATGTACACCTGTCATAACTTATGTTCCTGTGATATATGCGTGTTGCGATGAAACAAATAAAACTGATGCTATTTTATTTGCCCCTAAAGTGATTGTTGCTGTGGCTGATGCTTCTCCTACTTTAAACATAAGACTAATATTTGATGAGATTGTTGCTGATGCTCCTGCACAAACCACACTAAATATATCTCCAGTATCAAACGTTCCAGATGCTGTTGGAATTACAACTGTCTGATCAGAAGAGGTTAAAAATATAAAGTTACCTGCATCCGTTTGAGCAGCAGAAACTGTTGTATCTGCAAATGTTCTCGACTTAGGAATATCTCTTAAATTACCATCAGCATCAGATACTCCACCTGTACCTAATAATGTACCACCAACTGAGGCATTTTTTAAAATATCTAAATTACCTGTAGTATTTGCTGTAGCAAATGTAAATTCGTCTGTTACTGCCAAAGTACCAGTTACAGAAACATTACCAGTTACACCTAATGTGCCACCTACTGAAGCTGCACCCACAACCTCTAAAGTAGAAGTAACATCCATAGCAGAAGCTACTAGTGTCCCTAACACCGAAGCATTACTAGTTACACCTAATGTTCCCCCAACAGAAGCAGCACCAATAACACTTAAAGTACCTGCATTAGCTTGATTGTTAGTAACTGTTAATGTTCCACCTACAGAAACATTTTTAACAACACCTAAATTACCTGTGCTGTTTGCTGTTGCAAAAGTAAGTTCATCTGCTATTGCTAAAGTACCTGTAATAGAAGCATTGCCAGTTATACCTAATGTTCCTCCAACAGAAGCAGCACCTACTACTTCTAAGGTAGAAGTAACATCCATAGCAGATACTGCTAATGTTCCTAATACTGAAGCATTGCCTCCTACACCTAATGTAGTACCTACAGATGCTGCTTCTTCTACATGTAATGTACTTGACCCTGATATTTTTCCAGCTACAGTTAAATTATTATTTAATGTTGTAGCTGCATGAACAAATAAAGTACTTCCAGCAGACATTGTTTCAGTTGTATGTATATCTTCTTTACCTACTATTTTATTATTAGTAGTTAAAATACCTTGTACAGAAACAGCATCCATTAAATTAGTTTCACCAATTACTCTAAATGTTCCATCTACAGATGCATTACCTTTAATATCTAAAGTTGATGCTCCTGAAATACCACCTGCAACATTTATTTCATTACTAAATGTACCTACACCTCCAACAGAAACTGCACCTACTAAATGTGCATCTGCTGAACCATTAATATCATTAGTTACTGTAAGTGTGCCACCTACTGAAGCTGCACCTACAACTCCTAGTGTTCCAGAAACATTTGCTGTAGCAAAAGTAAATTCTCCTCCTACAGATAAAGTACCTACAACTGAAGCATTTCCACTAACTCCTAAACTACCTCCTACAGATGCAGCACCTATTACACTTAGTGTGCTATCTACAGAAACTGCTCCAGCAACAT